TAAACAGCGTTGATCTATCAGCGTATGTAACAGCTGTAACAATTAACCAATCCTTTGATGAGCTAGAGGTCACTGCAATGGGGGACACTTCTCACAAATTCGCAAAAGGTCTGGAAGCAAGCACAATCACATTAGATTTCTTAAATGATAATGCTGCCGCAACAGTTATCCCTACATTACGTGCTGCTTATGGCACTACTGTAACATGTGTGATTAAGCAGACAAGTGCTGCTGTATCTGCAACTAACCCTTCATACACAGCATCTGTATTGGTCAATAACTTACAGAATGTAAATGGCGCAGTAGCTGATATATCATCACAGAGCATTACATTTACTTGCAACAGCACAGTAGCTGTAGCAGTCGCATAAGGAGTAATAATGGCAAAGCTAAAGATAACAAGGGCTAATGGTGAAGTATCTGAACACAAGATTACGCCAGGTGTCGAGTACGCTTTTGAGTTAAAATATGGCGCGGGAATTAGTAAAGTCCTACGTGACCACGAGAGGCAGACTGAGATTTACTTCTTAGCGCATGAGTGTTTACGTAGGGCTAACGTAACTGTACCTGTGTTTGGTATTGAGTTTATTGACAGCTTAGAAACTGTCGAGGTATTAGACGAAGAAAAAAAATAGTACAGCGTGATTCTACGCTCTACACGATAGCAAGTTTGTCTGTAGAGCTAGGGATCGCGCCTAATGAGTTTATAAATATGGACTCAGAAATGCTAAGGGCTATTGTGCAAGTCTTACAAGATAGAGCTAAGGAGATTAAAAATGCCCGTAGTCGTAACAGGCGTTAAACAACTCCAGAAGGCTATGAAAGATGTTGACAAAGACCTCAATAAAGAAATGTCAAAGAATATTAAGCAGGCTATGTTAATTGTCCGAGATCGTGCACGTGGTTATTTACCGGCACAAAATGAAGTGTTAAGCGGCTGGGGTAAAGGCACTGCATCAATACAAACAATTATAGATCCTAATAGATTATTCCCACCGTATGATTATGCGTTAGCAAAAAGCAAGGTTGCATATTCCGCTGGACAAAATAAAAGCAACGACAAAGGATTTAAAGCTGCGTTTTATGTTTATAACAATTCGAGATCAGGCGCAATATTTGAGACTGCAGGCCGTATAGGTAGGCCTAGAGGTAATAAATCATTAAACCCTAATGCACCTGTGCAATTTAATGCATCTGCTGAGATGTTATCTAGCATGAAGGGCCAAGGCAAGCAACGTGGTCGTGTGATCTATCGTGCTTGGGATGAGACTAAAGATGTAATTATACCTAAAGTAGTTAATGCCATTGACACAGTAGCAACTAAGTTTATTAAAGATACAGAAATTAGAAAGGCTGCATAGTGCCTAATTTAATTGTCAGCGCAGTCAGTACCTTTGATAACAAAGGATTAAAAAAAGGTAAAAAAGAAATATCAGCCTTTGAGAAACAAGTAAAAAGTTTTGCTAAAGTCTTTGCTACAGCATTCAGCGTTACAGCTCTAAGTAAGTATAGTAAAGCAGCAGTTAAAGCATTTATGGCAGATGAGAAAGCGGCCAAGTCTTTAGAGCAACAATTAAAGAATACTGGCTATCAATTTAGCGCACCAGGCGTAGAAATGTATATTGCTAAATTACAAAAAACCACAGGTGTATTAGATGATGAATTACGCCCAGCCTTTCAAAAATTATTAAGCGTCACTGGATCAATAACTTTAAGTCAAGATGCTTTAGCAACAGCTTTAGATGTAAGTGCAGCAGGATATGGCTCAGTTGTAGAAGTAAGTCAGGCTTTGGCCAAAGGCTTTGGTGGACAAACCACAGCAATAGGTAGATTAGTACCAGGCTTAAATAAGGCTGCTCTCAAATCTGGCAACATGAATAAAATCATGGAAGAATTAAATGGCAAGTTCACAGGTCAATCAGCAGCAAGGCTAGATACTTATGCTGGAAAAATGGATTTATTAACAGTTGCTTCAGAAAATGCAAAAGAGATTATTGGTAAAGGTTTATTAGATTCTTTAACTTTACTATCTAAAGATAAATCGATAGCAACTACAGCAACAGCTATGGAAAACCTAGCAACTGAAATTAGTAATACTACTTTAGGTATGGCAGATTTAATTGCAAAAACAAAAGAGTTGCTTAACTTACAAACAAACAGTAATCAAAAGGGAATGACTGCTCGATCTTTTGTACCACTCATAGGCGGCCTTTTAGATTATTTTGGTGATCGTGGAGCAAATCTGCAACCTAATACTTTACCAGAAAATCAAAAACGCAGCGCAGGCCGCATATCTAGTTTCCAATTTAAGCAGGAAGAAATTGCTAGAAAAAAACTTTTAGCAGCATTAAAAGCAGAAGAAGCATTAAAGAAACTTAAAGACAAATATGACTTAGAGCGCATAGGTTTGACCGCTGCATTAAACGCTGCAACTGATGAAGAAACAAAACTAAGACTAGCCGAAAAAATAGCAATTTTAGACGGTAATGCTGCTATGAGAGATAAGTATCTTTTAGACAAAATAAATATTGATGCATTAGAAAATACTATTGAATCTACAATAATACTAACTAATGATTTTTATGCATTAGCAAAAGCTACACAAGCGTTATTATTGGCTTTTGGCGTTGACCCATCACAGGTAGGCCCAGGCGGTACAATAACTGGTGGCTTAGGTGGTCGTAGTAATATCGCCAACCTTGCTAATACTTCTATAAATAATCCTAACTTTGCATCAAGTGCAGAAGGTATGCAATTAGGATTAGCACTTGGATTTACACCAGGCAGTAGATCAAATGCTGCACCACAGGAAATTGTAGTAACAGTAAACACTGCTAATGCTGGTGATAGATTAAGTCAAGCCATAGCAGAATCTATACAAATTGCTACAAAGAATGGATATAGCACAGTACCAGCAGGTCAAGGCTTCTAATGGCAATACCAGTAATAAATGCAATAATTAACTTTAGCACTGGGCCATCTTTTGCTCAGGCCATGATTATTGACCAAGGTATTTTAGGCACTAATGTATTAGCAGATAGCGCAGCTGTAATTGTAGATATATCTAATCAAGTTAATCGTATTGAAACTAACCGTGGCCGTACTGCACTATCAGATCAATTTCAGACAGGCTCACTTACCTTACGCATCGTAGATCAAAATGGCGACTTTAATCCGCAAAATGTTACTAGCCCGTATTATAATTTATTAACACCTATGAAGAAGGTGCAGATTACTGCAACCTACTCATCAGTAACTTATCCTATATTTTCAGGTTTTATAACAAGCTACGTAACTACTTATCCAAGTGAGTCTGGAGAAGATGTAGCCATTACGACTATACAAGCTGTAGATGCATTTAGATTAGCGCAGGTAGCACAGATTAGCACAGTTACAGGTGCAACTGCAGGCGACTTATCGGGCACACGTATAAATCAAATACTAGATCAAATTAGTTGGCCAGCATCACAGCGGGACGTAGATGCAGGGCTTACTACTTTACAGACAGACCCAGGCACTAACCGCACAGCACTGCAAGCCTTGTTTACTGCTAGCGAGAGCGAGTACGGCGCAATTTATGTGGATGCAGATAATAATTTTGTATTTCAAGATAGAAATGTAACCGCTGGATCTATTGGTGCCACACCCACAGTCTTTGCAGATAATGGCACAGGTATTGTTTATTTTGATGCTAGTTGGATATTAAATGATGTGCTTATATTTAATAAAGCCACTATTACTAGGACTGGTGGCACAGCACAAATAGCCTCTAATCAAGCATCTATAGACAAATACTTCTTACACAGCTATTTCTTAGACAACCTACTTATGCAGACCGATGCAGTAGCCCTAGATTATGCTCAGGCTTATGTGGCTAGTAGAGCTGAGACTACCATCCGATGTGATGCCATAGTCCTAGATCTATACACGCCTAACTACGATACAGGCACAATTGCAGCCCTAGACCTAGATTTCTTTGATCCTATAACCATTATTACTACTCAGCCAGGTGGATCTTTGCTTGAAAAGACACTACAGATTTTTGGTGTACGCATGAACATAACACCAAATAGTTGGAAAACAACCTTTACAACACTAGAACCTGTCATAGATGGGTTTATAATAGGCAACGTAGATTACGGTGTCTTAGGGCAAAACGTACTTTCTTATTAAGGAGCAATAATGGCAACAGGATTTCCAGCAACAACAGGTGATGTACTTACCAGTGCTATGTTCAATGGCTTGACTGCATTCACAATAGGCACTGCAAACACAGCGGATTACACAGCTGTAAGTGCAGATCAATATCAGGTATTGAAGTTAATGAACAAAGCCACAGCTATAGCATTTAAGATTCCAACTAATGCTTCTGTAGCATTTCCCGTAGGAACAGCATTAACAGTATTAAATATTGGCGCAGGTACTTGCACAATTAGCGCAGTAACACCAGGCACTACTACAATTTTATCAGCTGGTGCAACTGCAGCATCTCCAACTATTGGACAATATAAATCAGCAGTATGTATCAAAACTGGCACAGACGCATGGTATGTAGTAGGTGGTATTGCGTAATGATAGGTAATATTATTACAGGAATAAGTGCATCACCCCAATTTGGTAAAGCAACTGGCGGCACTATTACAACAGATGGTGTTTATTTTTATCACACTTTTACAAGTAGTGGCACTTTTGCGCCATTACAAAGTTTAACAGCTGATTATTTAGTAGTCGCTGGTGGTGGCGGTGGCGGTAATGATGCAAGCCGTGGTGCTGGTGGCGCAGGTGGATTTAGAACTGCATCAAGTCAATCTTTAACTGTGCAAAACTACACGATTACTGTTGGCGGTGGTGGTGCTATAAATACAAAAGGAACTAATAGCAGTTTTCCTAGTTTTTCATCTACTGGCGGTGGTCGAGGTGGTGATGGCGGCTCTCCATATAATGCAGGAAATGGCGGATCAGGTGGTAGTGCTAATTTTAGTGGTTCAGCAGGTACTGGTAATGAAGGTGGTTATAGTCCATCAGAAGGTAATAATGGTCGCGTAGCGTCAACTTCTGCTAGTGCGTACCCAGCAGGTGGCGGTGGTGGTGCGGGTGCACAAGGTGATGCTTTTTCTGGATCCAATGGCGGCGCAGGTGGTATTGGTTCATCTAGTGCAATATCAGGTGGTGCAACTACGGGTGCAGGACAATTAAGTGGCGGTGTTTATTATTTTGCAGGTGGCGGTGGTGGCGGAACTTATGACACTGGCACTGGTGGCGCAGGTGGTTTAGGTGGTGGTGGTAAAGGATTTGATGGTGGAACTACTGTTGATCCTATTAACGGAACTGCAAATACTGGTGGTGGCGGTGGCGGTGGCGGTCGTAAAGGGGGCGGTTTAGGCAATACAGCTGGCACTACTGGCGGTAGCGGCATAATTATTGTGAGGTATGCAGCATGAGCCACTGGGCAGAAATTGATAATACAAATACAGTAATTAGAGTTTTAGTTGGCGACAATAATTTACCTGATGAAGGTGAAGCCTTTATGAATGCACTTGGTGGCACTTGGATTAAAACTTCATACAACGGCAATATTAGATATAACTATGCAGGTGCTGGTTATAAATACGATGAAGTTAATGATGCATTTATAGCACCACAGCCTACTTGTGGACACCCTGAATTAACACTTAATACAGCTACATATCGCTGGGAATGTGATAATGCAGAACACGATATAGAACTATGAAGCCATGGTTATGTGCAGCTGCTACACAGTTAAGAGATCAAATTGATACCTGGTACCCAGATCGTCGCTCTACCTCTGATGGGTGGTTGGGTGATGCTCGTCATTCCGCCAGAAAATCGGATCATAATCCAGATACAGATGGGTGTGTACGAGCCATTGATGTGGATTCTCGCTTGGATTCATCCGAAGGGATCTCAGTATATTTGGCTGACCAAATCAGAATCTGTGGTAAAACCGATAAGCGCATATCTTACGTAATTCATAATGGCATGATCGCTAGCAAGATACTTAATTTTAAGTGGCGTAAGTACAAGGGCTTTAACAAACACACAAAGCACATGCATATCAGCTTTACAAAGTTAGGCGATAAAGATAGCAAGCCGTTTGATATACCACTACTAGGGGGTAACATATGAAAATAAGCAATAAGCAGAAAGCAATACTTAAATCATACTTTAGGGGTGTGCTTGTATCATTCTTAACATTCTTAGCCAGTAATGAGCTAGGACTAGATCCAGTTATATCAGTGGTAGTGGCCGCACTTGCAGGCCCAGCAGCTAGGGCTTTAGATAAATCCGATGATGCTTATGGCCTCGGTGCAGATGAAGCATGACACCGGGCGAGTGGGTCGCTTTAGCCGTTGGCGTATGCGCAATATGTACAAGTTTATTAGTGGCTCTACGTTGGGTTATTAAATCTTACTTAGCAGAACTTAAACCTAATAGTGGGTCAAGTTTGTACGATGCCATTTCTCGCATTGACGAAAAAAGCACTAGACTTGAAGAGCGTGTCGATGATCTTTATTCTTTAATAGTTAAGCGACAATTATAGTATGGCTGATACAAGACGGAAGCGTAAGAAGATAAATAAGCGCATTGTGCGTAAATCACCTGAGCCATTATCTAAACTAGATCAGCATTATATTGCTATGAATGAAATCTATAAGGCTGCACGTAAGGCTGGCTTTAGTGAGAGCTGTAGCTTGTATTTTGTATCAGATAGAGCGACTATGCCAGACTGGGTTATTGGTGATGGCGGCATCATACCTAGTATAGATCCTACGGAAGAAGATGACGATTAGGTGGCTCGTAATATCAGATTTACAAATCCCATACCATCATGAGCAGGCAGTCAAGAACGTCATTAAACTTGCAAGACGCGAAAAGTTTGACGAGGTTTTATGTGTTGGCGATGAGATCGACTTTCAAACAATTAGCAAGTGGGCCGATGGCACACCTTTGGCTTACAGTCAGACTCTTAACGAAGATCGTGCAGCTTGTCAAGACATACTATGGGATCTTACCGAGTACAGCAAAAAGGCTAGTGTTATCCGTAGTAATCATACTGATCGCCTTTATAGCACTTTATTAAAAGCACCTGGCCTTATTGGTTTACCAGAGCTTCAATATCCTAAGTTCATGGACTTTGCATCTATGGGCATTGACTATCACAAAACAGCATACGAGTTTCACCCTGGCTGGGTGCTAGCACATGGCGATGAGGGCAGCATGAGTCAGCATGCAGGTATCACAGCTCTTAACCTTGCTAAAAAATGGGGCAAATCGGTCATAGCAGGACATAGCCATAGACTAGGCATGAGTGCCTATACAGAAGCCATAGGAAGCCATTACAGACCCTTATATGGGGTTGAGGTAGGTAATCTTATGGATAGAAAAAAAGCCTCTTATATCCGCTATGGAAGCGCGAATTGGCAGATGGGTATTGCTATACTAGAAGCCGTAGGAAAGACGCTAACACCCACGTTAGTGCCTATCTCAAAGGATGGCTCATTTACAGTTCTAGGGCGGTATTACGGGTAACATCGTTACCTAATCGTTATACAAACTACGCCTCAAATAATCCACAAAGTCATACACACATGCGACACTATTGCTATGCCACAAATTGTGGTATGGAAAGTAGGGCTACATGATTGCAACAACAGCACCATGGATAGTGCTTTATAGCGTCCTGGGTTATTTTATTGCGTGGGGCGTTTACGAAACAATTAAAGATAATGCATTTAA